GATATAAGGCGTGTCATTATTATTTATATAATCATTATTATATAAATGTCAAGCGGTAGTTTTAATATTTGTGGCGTAAACTACCAAAATCGCACAGCAGCTTAAGTTGTTTTTTGGTGAGTACAACCAGGCGCAAGTGCCAAACAAACTCATTCCTTAACTTCAGCGTTAAAGAATCCGTAAAATCTGTGGCAGTTTCTTTAAAGAGTATATACTGCCAAAACTCTAAGCGCTTTAGGTTCTTTTTTTAGATGAAGAACCACAGGGAACCGTTCCCAAAAAAACATCAGCGACACCGTATTTGATTTTTAAAATCTGGTAACGGCGACCATTTCGCTTATCACTAGGTCTTACGAATTGCCTAGTCTAATATATATAAGCGAAAATCTAGTAACCTCTAATTTTTAGCAATTTGGCCTGTTTTTTCTTCCAGTTCTTTGCCATTTCTTTTTTCTTACGCACCCTCTTATCACTAGGCTTTTCGTAATATTGCCTTTGTCTCAACTCTTTAACAATGCCTGCCTTTTGTACTTTCTTTTTTAATACACGCATAGCTTGTTCCAAGTTATTATTTCTTACAACAACCGTTATACTCAATTTAACTTACCTCCCTTCTTAATTCTTGTTCGTGTGGTGATGAATAGTCAACTTCTAAATCCCATTTTGCATAAACACTACCACTTGATAAAACATTATTAACGCCTTCTTGTTTTTGAAAGTATCTTTTAATAATCTCTTCACCGATTGTACCTTTTTTACCCATAACATTTGTATCGTTCTTTTTGTTTTTTGAATAAGTTGTATAACCATTATAAGTTTGCCACTTACCATTACCCATATGTCTTAAATGTTCTAGGTCGTCTTTATCCGTTATCTTACCCACTACTTTAAACCAATCTTTAGTTGCCTTATGTCCTATAGGTATATTAAACCAGGGGTCATTGTAACCTTTAGGATATACAATCATACGATTTTGAAAGTGTAAACTTTGTTCTTTAGTTAACCAGTTATGTAATTCAGGACCTTTTGCTCTTGCAATCTCACCTTCTCTAGGATGTCCTATTGTTTTTGGTATCTTATAGTCACCACAACCTAGAAAGTAAACATACCTGACACCAAGTAAACTATCAACTTGACTACCTTTGGCAGGATGTGCTACGATATCAAAACCGTTGTTTTTAGTGTATCGTAATGTTTGTGTTTTTATACTCACTTTAAATTTCATAATTATGCTCCATTAAAACTTTCAATATCAGAAGAATTTGTTTTAATTCTTTCTGCCTTTGTTTGGTCTTCACTATCCATTAACAATACAATGTAATGTACAGCCTTTAATAAATCTTTTCTATTACGACCATCTTTTTTACCGAACCTTGCAAGATACTTAATTGCATTTGCTTGACAAAAATCTTTATCTATATTACACGACCTCAATAGGTCTTGTACTTGTACACCTTCTTTAACTTGAGCATAGTGTTGCCCATAAGTTCCTTTGATGTATTCTTTAATCTCGTTTAATATATTTTCTTCATTATATTTCATATAGTCCTCTATTTATTTGTGTGGGTAAAAATGGGAGCGAGCCACTACACTCGCTCCCAAGGACCACACTATGAATAGATTTTGAATTAGACAAGGTCTTCCTCGTCCTCTTCGTCCTCACTATCATTGGACTCCATTTGTTGTGCCTTCAAGGCCTCGGCCTTTTGTTCTTCAGCGATACTTTCGGCAGTTGCCCCAGCATCCACTTTAGTATAAAGGTCAACAAAAGAAGATTTTGTATCGTCATCAAATCTATTTGTACATAGTTCAATTGCCTTCATCTTATTACCAAAGATTGAATAAGCCTGAACGATATGGACAAGTCTTCTAGTAGATATAATCTCATCAACGCCACCATCAAAGTAGGTTTTTCTGATTACATCTGCCCAAGTTGATAACTTCTCAACATACTTCTCATCTTTTTTGCCAACAGCGGCAAGAGTATTGTTAAGAATTTTCTGCTCAGTTTTTACAGCAGGATACTTCTGTTCAAAAGTAACTGGAAACCTTTCAAGGAAAGCCTCGTTAAGTATGTTAGTACCAATAAACTTACCATCATCACTACCTTGCCCTTTAGTGTTGGCAGTAGCAACAACATTGAAACCATTAGCAGGTTTAACAAACTTGTTTATCTTTTTAACATACACACCGTTACCTTCTAGGATTGGTTGTAAACACATTATCTTATTAGAAGCAAGGTCAATCTCATCTAAAAGAAGAATTGCACCTCTCTCCATTGCCTCGATAACAGGACCATTCTGCCAAACGGTTTGACCATCTTTAAGTCTATAACCACCTAGTAAATCGTCTTCATCTGTTTCAATGGTAATGTTTACCCTAATCATTTCTCTCTTACTCTCGGCACAAGCCTGAACAACAGAAAAAGTCTTACCATTTCCTGAAAGACCAGTTATGAATATTGGATAAAATTGTTTTGATTTAACAATATTTCTAACATCAGGATGATTACCAAATGATACGAAACCTGGATCTTTTTTAGGAGTGATATCACCACTTAAAGAAGAAATCACATATGCGGCTTCTTTAGTAGTTGTATTCTCAACTGCCTTGGTTTCAGATTTTGTATCTGATAAAACTTCTGAATTATTAGAAGTTGTTTTTTGAGTAGAAGTTTCAACGACAGGTAAGCCGTCTAAAGGCAATTTGTATTTGCCTCTACCAACTCTCAATTCTGGATTTCTATTCAACCATTGTGGGAAACCCACTTTAAGAGACTTGGCAACTTTCTTTAACTCATTATTACTCAAAGTAGATTTGTTGTACATCTTTTTAGCGGCGTCAACAAACTCTTTTTGTTTAGTGTTTAAAGTTAACATAGTATTGTCCTTTCTTTTTGTTAATTATGTGTATATGGTACCATATTTTGATACATATGTCAAGCAAAAAATGAGCATTTTTTCAAGTTTTTTTGTCATATAAATCAACACTTTTTGTACCATTATGCCACTTGTTTAATAAACTTCGATAATAATACTCTGGAAACGGTTCTTTGTTTCATAGATTTACCGAAGATTCTTTTTATTTCGCCTGCCTTGGCGTCTGTTTTAATATCATTAAGTTGTGAGTTTTCAACTTTCATTGTCTTACCATTAATGATATAAAATTCATTGTAACCTTCTTGTTGTACAGCGGCACACTTGTTTTTACTAAATTCACTTTTGATTTTAGATAACAATTCGTGTTTCAACTCATAAGATAAATTTTGTTGTTTATTAGAAAGAGCATAGTTTTCAAACTCCCAACTTCTTCTAGTCTTTAAAATAAAGAAACCAATGTTAGTTACATTGTATTTTCTTCTTAATCCTTCAAGTAAGATATTTGTAGTACCTGTACTTTTGATTGATTTTGATTTAGTCAATTTTAAGATATTCATAGCACCCCAATGTCTGTCAGTAGTAACTAACTCACCTTGATTGTTTGTTATGAAACTTGAATTGTTTGATGAATTACTATGACCATCAGTTAAAGTAATTAAAGACATTTTATCAACTTGATACTTTTGTTTGAACATAGGAATAATTTTGTACATTGTAGCAATTGCCTCGTTCAATGGCGTTGATGAAAGATTGAAACAAGAAGGTGGGTGTATTCTCTCAATATATGTGTCTGCCCAATTTCTTCTACCATAGTTATCACCAAAATACTTACCAAAAGCAAACAAGTAAAATAGAGATTGTTCAAGTTCAGATTTTTTAGAAGTATGATTAGCAATCTCAACTAGATTGAAAACATCAAATTGAGTATCACCTGATTTGAATTTCCATTGTTTATCTCTATTCTTATCGGCGTAACTTCTTCTCTCATTCCAATCACCCATAGCAACTTTGTCTGAAAAGAAGTATACTTTATAAGGAATACCAATTCTTTGTACGAACCAAATAAGTTGTAATAATTGTTCAACGGTTTTATCAATTACATTACACATACTACCTGACCAATCAAGTAATAAAATCATACCGTGGTTTTTAGCGTCTGGTATAATAGAAAGTCTTTTAAATATATCTTCTGAAATTTTGTACTTATGCAATTTCAAGGGATCAATAATTCCTGTTTTATCAGTAGTTGACCTTTTGTAACCATCAGCAGACTTCTTCATTTCAAATTCTTTTACAAGATATGAGATAGTTCTAGCACTATCTTTTTTAAATTGTTTAAATTGATTTAAGTTACCATTAATAGTTTCTTTATCATAATTAGTTAAATGTTTAGCATTAATAGAAACCCACTTTTTCATAGGATATATAATTTGGTCTAAATTACTATCAGGCACTTGCATATAATTATAACCTCTATGTTTATTATCAACATAGTTTTGTTTAATTTTTTCTTCGTTAGCGTTTTGAGTAATTGACTTCAATGGCATATTGATTGAAACATCTTTACCACCAGCACCATCAGGATTACCTACTTGGTCTTTTTTTACTTTTGTTTCTTTTTTGTCTTCTGATTTTTCTTTGTTTGAAGATTCACCATCTTCTGTTTGAGCAGTTGATTCTTTTTTATCTTCTGCCTCTTTTTTAATTGCGTTTGATTCTTCTATTGCCTTTTCTAAATCTGATTTTTCATCATCTGATTTATCTGATTGAGAAGAACCTTCGTCATCATCTTCGTTTTCTTCTTCTTTAGGTTTTTCACCATACGATAATGTTAAAGGATGACTATCGAAATCAGGAAGTTTTTTAAGACTTTCATTTTGTTTCTTCTGCCAATCAGCAAGTTTTTTAGCAGCCTCGATAACATCTTTGAAAGTTTTACAACTATCAACAAGGTTTACAAATAACTTGTCTTCATTAGAAAAATTAATATTTAAAGTTTTTGAAGATTTAAAATAAAGATTGATTTTATCAATCAACATTAAATCAGTATCTAGGTTCTTATTCTTACAAGAAAAGAAATCATCATTCCATAAAATTTTAAAACCATTAATATAATCTTCAACAACACCTGGATATTTCTTTTGAATTAATTTGTCAATTCTAACATCTTCAATAACATTGATATAATCTTTAATCTCTAATAAACCTTCTTCTTTTAATGCGTCTTGCCATTCTTTATTAGGAGTATTCAAAGCGTGAGATACTTCGTGTGCAATTAACATATCATAAACATAACCTTTAGGATTTTTGAATACAGGTAATGTCAATACTCTATCTTCTAAATTGAAAGAAGCAGTAGGAACTGAATTGTGTTGTACGGTAATATTTTCTGTAGCAAGTAATTTTGCAAGTGAAGATTTAGAATCAATGTTTATCATAGTGTTATCTGTCCTTGTTTTTTTCATTTATATACTAATAATACCCTAAATCGCAATATATGTCAAGCGAAATATGAGCATTTTATCAATTTTTTTTTCGTTGAAATATAAGGGTTTTTGAGGATATGTGTATAAATGACCCTAAAATGTCGTTTTTAGACCGTCATATCCGCCCTAGGACGGCGATTCTAGTAGTAATGTGAGTGTATGTATACAGCGATTTTAGGGTTTTTTAAAGATAAACACAGGTTCGTATTTAGCGCCACTCTCTTGGCTACTCAACTGCAACTTGTATGTGTCAGTATGTTCAAAGCCTTCTTCTTTAGCGATTCGTACCGTATCATCTTCAAAGGTTTTATGTGATTTAATATCAGCAACATTAAGACCCATATACTTACCTGACTTTAATCCGTGTTTAACATTCTGTATTGTCTTTCTTAAAAAGCCTTCGTTCCAATCTTCGTTAGTTGAAAACTGAGCAAACGATTGTTCAGCGTCATCTGAATATTGTTCCCAATTAAAGTAAGGTGGACTTGTAAATGCGAAATCTAAACTATCTTTTTCAGGTACAAATACTTCACTACCTAGTTTGTTTAGATTATATGTTCTATTATTGTTACCAAAATCGTCTCTAATTTCTGTTAGACCTTTATATGTAAGTGTCGCTGGATCAGTACCTACATAATTAACATTAGATATAATCGCACCAAGTATACGACCACCATAACCCATAGACATATCCCAAACGGTTTCGCCTGGTTTCATAAAGTTTTGATATAAACAAGCAGCTGCTGTAGGTCTAAAATTAGATACACATTGAGTTCCTGTATATCGTCTTAATAGACTTCTCATTGTACTTTCTGATTTATGTTTTTTATCTGCTGATGTATATGTTTTTTCACCATAGATGTCATATGATACAGGTTTTAAATCATCTACTTTAAACTTACCAAAGAAAGAACCAGTTAATAGTTTTTTGATACCTTTCTTAAAGTGTTCTTCACTTTCAAATATCTCCATAGGTGTCTTCATTTTACCACATCTAATACCGAAACTATGTGGCATATAAGACCACGCTAATGATAAACCTTCTTGGTGTGGTTTAATAACACCTTCTTTAGTTAATAGATTTTTACAATCAACTTGTTTTAATGCTAAAAACTTATGTTTACGCCATTGTGGGTCTGTATTATAAAAAGGAAAACCTTCTGTTTGCCAATACTCGTAAACTTCATTAATTCTTTTTTCTAGTTGTTCTTCGTCTACTGCTTCGCCTTTTAGATTACCTTTACTTGTAATCAGGTCTTCACCTTGCATTTCTAAACCGAATTTATCTAGTGCATTGAAAGTATCTGTTTTGTTAGTTAGTTTCTTCATTACTTACCACTTGAATCAGGTTTGCCTGTTCCTCTACCTGGAATATCATATACAGGTACTTTATCTGAATATGTAACTGAATATCCTTCCATTGCTTCTTGTTTTCTTATTGAAGTTAAATCAGGCATAGGTGCTGTGCCTTTATCTTTACCACTTTCAACTTCATATTTGTTATATCTAGGTTTCTTTGATTTATCTAAACTACCTACATCTAAAGGATAACCTGGTTTTAGTTTTTGTATCTTGCCACCTTTTTCTAAAAATTCTTTCATTAACCTATCTCGTTCTTCTTTAGGCGTTTTAGGTTTTTCTTTTTCTAATCCACTATTGTCTTTAAAGTTACTCATAGATATTTCTTCTTGTACCATTTATAAAACTTCTTATCATTAAAGTATTCTGCAATATGATTAGCAGGTACTTGGTCACTTCTTATACAATCAGCAACATCCTGATAGTCTGTAATATCAACTTTAATTTGTTTGTCTTGTTTTATTTTACTTAATGCCATTAGTGTTCTTTTTCCGTTTTTGCTCTCGTAATATCCTGCCATAATTAGGCCAACCAAACTTATCAGGACTTTCGCCTACATAACGCCAACGAATAACTCCTGTATTAGGGTTCCTTTCGTATATCTTTTCTCTTACTTCTTTTGTTCTTTTTGCCATTTCTTATAACCACTTAGCCAACTTTGTCTACACTCTTTTGGCAACTTTCTTTCTTGTAAGTAAATCTTTGCCTTTTCACAAAGACTAACAATCTTGTCTAGTGTCAAATATATAAATCTGTCAAACATAGTCTTAAATATATCACCTTTCTAATTATTTGTCAATATGCTGTATTTGTAGACATCACCCATCAAGGTTCCTTTAGACCATACAACCTCGCCTACTACCTTCATATTTACCTTTTCATAAAACCTTTTGGCTTTTTGGTTGTCTCTTCTAACGGTTAACCAGATATCTGATTGTACAAAATCTGCAAATCTATTGAATACATCTACACTATTACCATTTTCTTCTTTTACTATCTCTTGTATAACTATATCACCTTTTTTGGCTTGTGTATCACCTAGTTTCTGATTTCTTTTGTATCTATTGTAAGTTATAACTACACCCGAATCGTATATAACTTTGCCTTCTTCAATCTTATTCTTTAAACTATCGAATCTTAAATATGGAAATATATCTCTATATCCCTTAAAGATGTTTTTAATTTTATCAAAGTCTTCTAGTTTTGCGTGTATCATTTTAATTCTTCTCTAATATTAGTTTTTCTATTTCATCTGCTCTTGGTCTTTTACCTACTAACCACATCATAGTTTTTTCTTTTTTGTAGTCTATGTTTTTTAATAACCAATCGTATGCTTTACCTTCGTAAATATCATCAATATATTCACCTTCAATTTTAAAATTAAAAGATTTTGAATAAGGTGCTTTATGAGCAACCATTTCAAATGGATGATAGTTTTTTATATCGTCTTTATAAACATCTTTAAAATAACCTGCAATTTTCTTTTCTCTTGTAGGACCTACACATACAGAAACAATACGATTTACTTTCTTATTGTATCTTTTAAGTCCAATTAAAATTCCAGCAGTTTGAATTGCAACACCTGTTGGTATAATAAGATTATCTAATTCATCTGGTATATTTTGTACTTGTTCAGCTGTTGCTTCAAATACTTCTTTTGGATTTGTTTTTAATAACTCACCCATTTCAATAGTCATATAACCAGTTTCTTTAGCAATGTCTCTCATTCTTGCGTGAATAACAGCAGTCATTCCGTGGCCTGCAACTATTCTAATTTCAGAACCATAATGTTTAGTTAATCTCATTTGAGGAAGTATATCTAATTTTTCTGGTTTAGTTCCACCTACAGCAGAAATACATTTGACACCATATTTCTGTGCCACCATAGCAATGTTTGCTGATTGTGGGGAGTGTACTGAAGCGGCAGTTATAACTCCGTTATTATGTTTGTTTCTAATATCGTCTATTTTTGTTTCAAATAATTTTAATGCCTGTCTTACTTTACCACCATTAACATCTAAATCTCCAAATGGTTTAAATAAATCGTCTCGTTTCCAGTATATGCCTTCTCTATAATCAACCGGCGTTATATTGTTCATATTCTCTCCACTGCTTTCTTAATGAAATATAAAATTCATCTTTTGTTACTAAATCTCTAAACTCTTTAAATCTTCTAGCAGACTTTGCTTTTTCACTTGTTGCCCAATCTTTTTCTTGTGGTTTTACTTTACCATTACTATCATACTTATTACCATCTTTATGATTAGCATATCTTCTTGCTCTTGTAAAACCCATTTCTAAAAACTTTCTACACATATCCATACCAACAAAGTCTTTTTGTATTCTATAATCTAAATACATATCAAATATTTTTTGTGATGATACTTCGGCTTCTTTGAGTGTTTTGAAACGCCAATATTTACATATGTCATTTGTATAAGGTTTAACAAGTAATACACCTTGTTCACCTCTACCTATACGATAAAGTTTTCTAACTTTTTTATCTGTAAAATCTAACTTCTTATAATCTAATTTATAATCAAACTCAATCATTAATATGTTTCAACATCATCTAATATAGCATTTGTGGCGTCCACTAGTTCTTTTGTAGTATACTTATTTTTGTTTTCTTGTAATTTCATTTCATACTTTAATATGAGATTACTTAATCTTTGAGCAGGCCAATTTGCTTGTACCATTTCGTTTCTTAATTCTCTTAAATCTTTTAATATATCTTCTATCATTTTATTCTCTTACTTCTTTTAAATAGATATTCTGCTACTTTATATATTCTATGTAAATTAGTAACACTATCTTTCCAATGTTTTTTCATTAGAGGTTCCGCTATTCTTCTAATTGCTTTACTATGTTTAGAAGTTTTTACACCTAACTCAAATACTGCACCACCAGAAGTCTTTGCTTCTATTTCAAATTCGTCAAGTTTCTTTTCTCTTATCATAGGTCATATTTCATAATTATACATTTGATAGTACCTAATCCTTTGTTTGAATAACTTTGAAATTTAGAATCAGGATTTAAGAATACTCCCTCTTTAGGTTTTGCAAATATTCTACATCTATCATTAGGGTTTGACACTTCAATATAATTATCTGTTTCTTGTATTACTTCTTCTAGGTATA